ATTCGAACCCCTAACCCTCAGAGCCTAAATCCGAAAGGATAAAAATTTTCGCTTTATAACTTCTTTAAAATCAACAATTTAAAAATAAACAATTATAGAAAACTATTAGCTTCCTTGCTTTTTACCTTGCCGGTAATAAACGATTTATGTTATTGGTTTATAGTGATTTACAAGGATTTTTGAAATAGGTTTACCTTGCCTTTTTTACGTATTTCAGGATTTAGTCATATGGTTTTATCCGAGCTTGTTTGCTTGGTTATTTTTTGTAACTTTGTGCTTTAAAAAGTAACTTATGAGCTATAAATCAAAATCAGAGGAAGTGTTAGAAATTGCCTTTTCTACGCTTATATTTAGTATATCCTTTTTGTGCCTTGTTCTGTCTGTATTGGCTATTATTAGTTTTTTTGAAAGGCACTAAAAAGAGATTGATGTTTCCTTTCTATTGTATTTAGAATAATCATCCTCCCACAATTTAATAAGCTATCCTCTCCACGATCGCAGTGACTACTACTTGATAGAATTTATACATAGAAAACAATATATCACCCTAAATTATCATATATCAATATTATTTCCTCTTTTGTGAAAAGCCTATCATTCTCTGTATCTATAGACTTGTTAAGTTTTTTAACAAGTCTGACTTTTCGATTAGCATATTCTTCTTTATTTCCAAATCCGTGTAATGTGAAATGAAACTTCTCTGAAAGTATAATATCACATAGTTGGATTGCTTGATGTATTTTCAATCCCTTTTCCAAATTTATAGCTAACCTTTGTTGGGCAAGCCCTGTATTGTGCCCATATATAACAGCTTGCTTTGCATGAAATGTTGATAAATCAAAATAGGAAGAGTTGTTATTTCTTGCCTTGAAGTAAGCCTCCATTAAGTTAACATGAACCCCGTAATCTTTTGGGTCTTTTTGCAGTAGCTTCTTTCCTAAAGATATAGCTTCTTCATATTTTTTATCAAAAATAAGTTCTCCCATACTTATACTTTCAGGGATTTCAGAAGAATAAACAATGTTTTCATCGTCTATTTTCAATACTTTGTTTATAGGAATAGTCATAATTATTTACATTCTTTCTTTATTAAAACTTCCTCTCACAGCATAAAATGCACGGATAATACTAAGGGGGTACTCACGAGGTTCGTAGTTTGCATTCTCACTAACTAATAGCACATGCTGATCGTCCGAACCTTTCCGAACATATTTGATGTTTATGTCGTCATTGTTAAAAACGATCACGTAAGGGTGTCCAAAGACTAAATACACATAATCCACTGGCTTTATTCCTATAATATCGCCTGATTTATATTTGGGGTACATGCTGTCCCCATAAACATTTATGAACAGTACGTCTCTTCCGAAGTTAGGAACATATACAGGTATTTTATTGACTTCACTACTGAGTGATAAAAAGTCAAATCCCGCCTTTGCATATACTTCAGGGTAATAATAACCTGTTGGCTCCCCTTTAGGAGATCCTAAAACCTCACCTTCCCGAAAGTACTCCCTTGCTTCCTCTATGTATTTAGATAAAACATTCTTTTGCTTTGTGGATAGTTCTGTTACACCTTGTTGTACCTCTTTAAGCGTTTTTACAGGGATACGTGTTTTTTCATAAATATCAGTCAGGGTAATATCATACCCTTTGCGCTCGTCTCTTAAGAATAATACTAAATCGTCTTCATCTTCCTCCTCTGATACAACTTCTTCTATCTGTGGGACAAGCATGGAGCCTTCTCCAAGTAACAGCCAAGTTTTGCTAAGTTCAGGGAAAATAGGAGCTATTTTTTTGTCAAACATTTCACTTTTTATTCCCTTACGAATATTATTTACATAGCCATTTGATATTCCGCACAACTGCTCAAACTTGCTTTGACTGATTCCTTTATATTTTAGAAAATCAATCAATCTATTTTTTACAGAATTTTGTTCTGTATCTGAATTATTTTTCATACCTTTGTGCTTTAATTAAAATTTCGTTTGTTATGAGTTTGAAAAAAAATACTATTGAGGGGTATGAGTTAAGAAAATGGCTAATACTCAAGACCCATTCTGTATTAAAGGCGCAACCTATATATGAAAATATAAAGGATTGGGATAGAGAAGATATAGAACTATATCAATCTCTTTTTGATGGCAATCATAATAGCACTATTGAAAAAATGAACTTTGTAAAAGGAACTTAAAGAGCATTCTCAATCATTGTTTTTATTTCCTCGAATAAAACCTTTCATATATTTTAATTTTAAATTCGTTTGTTATGACAGAAAAAGAATTACAATCCTACATTAAGGAGCTTGAAAAGGCTCTTATTTTGGCTTATAATGAAAAAATGAGTTGGCAAGTTATAGGTCAAGTGGCTAACAATAACATTCCTTTAGATTTCAAGCATAAACTTCTAAAGAACACCAATAAAATGGTGATAGAAAAATATAGAGAAATGGAAATAAAGGTGGAATATCTTGAAAATTTTAATTTTACATCAAACTCTTTATAATTTCCAAATTCTTTTGTTTTTCTTTTATTCCTTGCTCTGTTAAATCATCATTTATAGGTAATAAAACAGGAATTTCAAACGACACTCGGCTAACTTTTTGGTTAGCCGTTTTTGTTTCCCCTCCAACCTTTCCTGAGAAAAAATTAGCTACAGATACTTTAATACCTGCTTCGTCTCCTTCTATGTTATCAACTGTAACAGCTACATCAAAAGAGATATTTATAACTCTTTTATTTCCATAATTAAGGCTTATAAAACCATTTTCATCAATCGTAGAAGGGTTGATGATTGCATTTGTTTTTTCAAGGTCTTTTTGAGATAAAACGACTCCAGAAACTACGCTGTTTATTGTTTCTTTTACAAATTCAGATAATTTCATAGTTACAAATATTTAAAAATCAATCAATTAAAAACTTTAACATTAATCACAGAGAAATTTTCTGTAAAATATTTTGTTTTTACAGAGAAATGTTCTAATTTTGCATCGTCAAAGCGTGTAACATTTGACGCATGCAAATATAATAATAATAAATTAAATAGCAATGAAAAAAGTGAAAAATAGTAGAGCAAACCGTAAAAGCAAAACGGGCGACTTAGCAGACCAAGTGGCAGAGCATATATTATCTACGAATGATTTTAGCATAGAAATAGCTAAAACAATGGAAAAATCACAACCAGCCATCAAAGAGGCTGCAAGGCGTAGAAGTGATACTTTATTAAGTATCAAACTAATATCTTTATATGAAAAGTATGGGTATTCAATTAACGATGTTATAGCAAAAAAAATATGAATAATACCGAGCTGAAAAGACACCTCAAAAGAAAATTAGAGCGAGTAACATTGCTCAAGTTATCCTTAGAGGGTACTGTTAGAGAATTGGCAAGCGAGATTATTAGCCTTAACGAAGAACTTGCCCTTGTGGAAGGGGGCAAGTCTTCAAAAAAGAAAACCACAACACCTGATATATCGAAGTATACGACACAATTTTACGCTGAGTTTGAGAAAGCAAGGCAAAACAGCGACCTATAAAAAAAGCCCCGCCAGCAAGCGAGGCATATGATAACAAATAAAATTTTTAAACATGGCAAAATTACTACAAAAATTATTTTCTCGCAAGAGAAAAGCAAAAAAACTGCAAGACCAACAACTACAAGTGATTAATGGGTATTTGTGCTTTCAAAATCGCAGATTTAGCGAACTTGATTATGACGAAAAAGAGCAGTATAACGAATGCTTGATCCCACAATCTGATAAATTGGCTTTTGAAAAACTCCTTAAAGAATCACAACTTAGATACGTATTACAATGAGAACAATGACAAATACCGAGTTTGAGCGAGTACTCAACGAAGAACGCAAGCAACCTTATTATTATAGCGATTTGTTGGACTTGCGAGAAGATAGTCACAGATCTTTCAGTTGTGAGTTTATCACAGAAGAAGACTACCCTGATGATTGGTACTGCGCTATCTACTACGATGTAACGACCCGTTGCGAGGGTAACAAGAGCTGCCATAGTGTAGAGATACAGCATATTTATATCAACTTCCAAGAGGTTAAGGTTACTGAAAAACAAGAAAGCGTATTAACAGCAGTACTCACCAACCGAGCTAATGAAGAATTTCAGTTTGAAGATACTGATATATATCCAGATTATGCAACTTCCAAAATGTGGTAAAAATGAAAACAACAGTAGAAAAGGGCAAATGCTATGAGATAGGCGATTGGCTCGTACAAATTGACAGAATAGACGAGCGCTATATATGGGGCTTTGGCGCTGATAGTGATAGAGTGATAGGGTTTATTTCCCTTCCTATTGATAGCAAAGTAACTCGTGAAGTACCCATTAATGACTATATCAATTATATAGATGTGACAAGGCAGAATATAGCAGCTGAGTTCAGGTATAGATTAAGCCAATATGAAGAATAAATAACAAGTAAAATTATATCAAAATGAACAATATTGATTTTTATTTAGCTGAAGAATTTCTTACTGAATTTCTTTATAACGAATCAACTTTTAGTGATTTTGAAAGCATCCTACAAATTGACAATGTAGAAAAAACATTAACAAGTATAATCATACATTACACAACAAGCACCGATGGGCACAAATACGATAGTAAAAGAGAGTACGAAACAAACTATCTTCAACTATTGGGGTGGTTGTACAAAAAGTTAAGCAAAAAGTAATAACTTAAAAAATAAAGAAAATGAATGAGAACATAATCACCGTACAACAATTGCCCGTAATCGTCTATGAGCGATTAGAGAGCGTGGGGCAAGAAATTGACAAGCGTATCGCAGCACTTGACTTGGATAAGCAACTCGTAACAGAGGATACCAAGAAGGCTGTTAAGGACACCAGGGCGATGCTCAATAAAGAGTTGAAAGACTTTGAAGAGCAGCGCAAGCGTATCAAAGAGCAAGTAGCAGCACCTTATATGGCTTTTGAAAAAGCGTACAACTCCTTTATCAAAGAAAAGTATGAGAAAGCTGATGGTATTCTTAAGGTGAAAATTGATGAGTTCGACAAGCGCTTAAAGGCAGATAAAGAAGCACGTATCAGGGCTTATTTTACAGAGTTATGCCAAGAGAATAACATTGACTTCCTCCCTTTTGAAAGGCTCTGCTTGAACATAAGATTAAATGATAGTGACAAGAGCTTGAAGGACATTGTAAATACCAATATTGACAATGTAGTTAAAAGCCTTGAATTTATTGAAAGCCTAACAGACCCCGACGAATATAAGGCGGAGATCCTCACAGACTACAAGCAAACCCTTGATGTAATGATTGCGATAAATAATGCAAAGTATCGCAAGCAGCAAAGAGAAGCCGAGTTACAGAGACTTGAAGCGCAAAAAGCACGAGCCGAGCAAGCAAGGTTAGCAGCTGAGGCAATGGCAAAAGAAGCGGCACCGCTACAAGCCCCTGAAGAAGTACCCGCTCCAGCAATTCAAGAAGCACCTGTACCACCTCAAGAAGTACCAGCTCCATCGCCTCAAGAAGTAACACCTGACTTGATAGTAACCAGTTTTACAGTACAAGGCACTATGGAGCAACTCAGAGCCTTAAAGGCATATATACTAAGTAATAACATTAAAATCATAGAAGAATGAGTACAGCAGTAACCACCACAGAGAAGAAACTAACATTAGGAAACTTCCTCAATCAAGCTAACACAGCCGACTTTTTGACTAAAACATTAGGGTCAAGAAAATCAGAGTTTGTATCTAACCTCTTAGCCCTTTCAGATAGCAATAAAGAACTGTTACAATGCGATAACACCGAGCTGATGAAGTGTGCCTTGAATGCCACAGCCCTTAACCTACCACTTAACAAGAACTTGGGGTATGCATATGTTATCGCTTACAAAGACTGGAAGACCCAAGAAGTACACCCACAATTTCAGATGGGATATAAGGGATTTATTCAGTTAGCTATCCGCAGCGGTCAATACAGAACCATTAACACCTGCGAGGTACGAGAAGGCGAGATTAAGCGTAACAAGTTCACAGGACATACTGAGTTTTTGGGTGAAAACCCAGAGGGCAAAGTCATAGGTTATTTGGCTTATATCGAGCTACAAAATGGGTTTCAACAGTCCTTATATATGAGCCTTGAGCAGGTTCAAGAGCATGTAAGTAAGTATTCACAGAGTGGCATGGATAAAAAGACGGGGGAGCTTAGAGGTGTATGGAGAAATGAATTTGACGCCATGGCAAAAAAGACAGTACTTAAGCTGCTACTTAATCGCTACGGGGTGTTATCAGTAGAAATGCAGAACGCTATAGAGAAAGACCAAGCAGATAGCGAGGGGCGTTACATAGATAATCCGCAAGCAGGTAGGTATGTACAAGATGCTGTTATCATAGAGCAAAGCGAGCCTACCGATATAGTTGCTCAAGAAGAGCCAGTAGCTCCCGCCCCTGCCCCTACTGAAAGCCCCAAACAAGTTGATTTTAAAAACCTATAAGCATGAGAACAAGTTATTTTACCCTTGGACAATCGCACATATATCGTCTTAATGGACAAACCTTAGACCGTGATTGTGTGATTAAGATAACAGCCGAAAATCCAAGAGAATTAATGGTTGAGCATTTTGGCTTAGAGTGGGCTTTTGAATATGATGAACGCCCTGAAATGAGATACTTCCCACGAGGGGTATATAACCTAACTGATAACAAATGGGAATAGCAAAAGTCATTAGTTCAGGTAGCGAGGGTAACGCCGTGATATACAACAACGCAATAATGGTAGATTGCGGCGTTTCTCTCAAAGCCTTACAAGAAGTCAAACGTTCCTTAAAAATAGTACTCCTAACCCACAAGCATAGCGATCATCTAAAAATACGCACTTTGCAGCGGTTACAAGCTGAAAGACCAACATTGCGGGTAGCTTGCGGTGATTTCCTCTTAGAAGAATTACCATGTATCAAGAATATAGATGTATTGCAAGTGGGTAAGATTTACGATTACGGAGCGTTCAAGGTATCACCCGTAAAACTATATCACGACGTGCCAAATTTCGGTTGGCGGATATTCCTGCCCAACGGACAAAAGATATTCCACGCTACCGATACAGTACATTTGGAAGGTATCAGCGCTAAAGGGTACGACCTCTATGCTATTGAGCATAACTATTGCGAGGAGTACATACAAGAAGCGATAGAAGAAGCACGAGCCAATGGTGAATATACCCACGCTTACGGCAGTATCAAAACACACCTTAGCATACAGCAAGCGAGGGCGTTTATTGAGGCAAACAGAAAGGAAAGCAGCGAGGTATTAGAGCTGCATAAAAGTAGAAGTTTTTATAAGTAAAAGACATGGAAATACAAGGACGAATAAAGCAAATATTCCCCTCTCAGATAATAGGACAAAACGGCTTTGAGAAAAGGGATTTGGTGATCATAACAGAGGATATATATCCACAAACGATCATCATCCAATTTACCCAGCAGCGTTGCGACTTATTAGATAGCTTGCAAGTGGGACAAAGAGTGAAAGTGTATGTAAATATACGAGGGCGTGAATGGACTAACCCACAAGGAGAGACCAAGTACTTTAACACGATTGAGGGTTGGAAAATTGAGGTGATACAGACTACTAATGTAGCTAATCAGCAGCCTGTACAGCAAGCACCACAGCAACCAGTAGCACAAGCAGCACCTGCACCTCCTCCACAGAGAGCACCACAGCAGGTACAACAACCGCAGCTATTTGATAACCATGGGAGAGAGCCTAACCCTGCGATACTCAATAATCAGGAAGAAGATAATTTACCTTTTTAGCAACTAAAAAGCAAGTATCAATCGGGATATTAGCAGGTTCGAGTCCTGCCTTGCTTTCAAAGATAAAAAACTATGATTTTCAACGCAAGTAATGAGTTTGATATACAACGGGCAAAGGAGCGGTTAGGGTATCTTATTGAGAAGAAAAAGACCTTTGAAATCACTGAAAAGAAGCCTAAGCGTACTTACTCACAGAACAATTACATTCATCTCCTTTTTTCGTGGTTTGCATTGGAATATGGAGAAACACCTGAGTATGTGAAACAAGAGATATTTAAGAAGTTAGTTAATCCGCAAATATTCCTAACTGAGTATGTGAATTACAAGACTGGAGAGGTAAGGGAAGCGTGGAGGAGCACAGCAGATTTAAACACAAAGGAAATGACAATCGCTATTGATAATTTCAGAGACTATGCCAGTAAGGAAGCAGGTATATACCTACCAACCCCTGATGATTTAATCTCTCTCAATGAAATAGAAAGACAAGTGAATAATTTACAAGGGAGGTATTATTAAGCAATTTTCACCCCTCGTTAAGCAAGGTAAAAAATCATTTCTAACTGTCTAAAAACCAACGCAAAAAAGTAAATAAGCAAGATTTAAAGTAAAATAAGCAATGAAAGAAACTGTTAATCGTTTTGAGGAGGAGATCATCACAACCTCCAACCTATCTGAGATGAAGGATAAGTACTTGGCTGAGACGCTTTACCGAAAATGGCCTGAGAACTTCGTAGATGAAAGCACTGGTGAGGTGGTTAATATAGAACGCAAAGAGATAATCTTTGACCGTGGTACACTCTTAGACCATCACAGCTTAGAGGAGATTAATTTCTTCCTACAAAGTGGAGATATTACCGAGGTAAAAGTCAGTACTATACAAAGACAAGCAACCTTAGTCAATGGATGTGCTGCCACATGGGTAGCTGTAGCAAAGGTAATGGGAAAGAAACAAACCTTCTTCCTATATGCTAATAGTGTAGAGGTAGCTATGCAGATACTCACGGACTACATAGAACAACACTACCAAGGATATTTTGAAGTGTTATCGCTCAAGGAACAAGAATATTTGTACATAGTAACCTTAACCAAGGATAATGGAGAAGATGAAAAGGTCAATTGTTATATTGCTGAGATGGAGATGAAATATGAGCGTTACACAACTCGTAATAAATTCTTAGTAAAGGCTATCAATGCCGAGGAAACCAAACCTCTATGTATTGCGTTCTTTGATAAGTATATGCAGAACAAGGAAAATCCTGAGCCTTATACAATGACACTGTTATCAGCAAAGATAATGAAAGTAGAAGCTGTGATTGACCATCTATTTTGCCATGTCTATATAGATAGAAGCAAGGGAAAAAGAGAGCAAACAGCCGATAACGACTAACAAACCTAACATTGGAATATTATCTATCTCATGTCTAAGACATGGTGACCCCCGATAGGCAAGCACTCACGTTCGAGCCGTGAGCGGGCGCAATAACAACCGATTTGAGAGGAGATTGAGTGCGCATAAATCTTTATCAAATCTCTAATTTCAAATCAAAATGAACGAGTATCAAGAGTTTTTAAAGAACAAAATCAAGATAGCTCCTAAGCAAGGGTTTCCTTGTAGCCTTGATGAGATTAACCCACGAATGAAGCCCCACAACCGATTAATGGTAAAGTGGATGGTAGAGGGGGGTAGGCGTGCCTGCTTTGCTTCTTTTGGGCTACACAAGACCGTTACCCAGCTGGAAGTAGTACGAGTAGTGCTCCAAAAGGCAGGAGGTGGCAAAGGGCTAATAGTTTGCCCGCTATCTGTACGACAAGAGTTTATCGAGGATGCTAAAAATATCCTTGGTTGGGAGGTATCCCCTAAGTTTATTCGTCGTATCGAGGAAACAGAGGACAAGGATGGTATATACCTTACCAACTATGAAAGTATCAGAGACGGCAAATTAGACCCTCGACACTTTCAGGTAGCAAGCCTTGATGAGGCGAGTATCCTCAGAGGTTTGGGAGGCTCTAAAACGTTCCGTGAGTTTATGAGACTTTTTACAGGTGATGCCGGTCCAATGCAACAACGCAGAGGAGCAGATAATATCAAATACCGATTTGTAGCCACGGCCACTCCCTCCCCTAATGATTATATTGAGTTATTGGCTTATGCTGACTTCTTAGGGGTGATGGATGTATCGCAAGCCAAAACACGTTTCTTTAAGCGTGATAGCACCAAGGCTGATAAGCTCACCCTACATGCTCATAAAGAAGAGGAATTTTGGTTATGGGTATCCTCTTGGGGGCTTTTTGTTACAAAGCCTTCTGATATTACCCAAAATGAAGCAGACGATATAGGGTATATTCTCCCTGAATTAGATTTGCGTTGGCATGAAATACCTACCAATCACTTAGACGCGGGGTTTGATAAGCATGGGCAAGGTCTCCTATTTAAAGATGTAGCATTAGGCTTGCAAGCATCGGCCAAGGAGAAAAGAGACTCATTAGAGGATCGTATCCAAAAGATGTTAGAACTTCGAGCAGAAGACCCTGAAGCACATCGTGTAATATGGCACGACTTAGAGAGTGAACGCAAAGCAATTGAAAAGGCTATCCCCGCGCTAAAATCTATATATGGCTCACAAGACTTTGAAAAACGTGAGGAGATTATCAGAGCTTTTTCGTATGGCGAGTTGCAGGAGTTAGGAGCAAAGCCCGTAATAGCAGGTTCAGGGTGTAACTTTCAAAGATATTGCAGCTGGGCTATATACTTAGGAATAGGCTATAAGTTTAACGACTTTATCCAATCTATACACCGCTTACAGCGCTTCCTTCAAAAGAACAAAGTACGTGTAGACTTGATATACACAGAAGCCGAACGCAACGTACGAAAAACCTTAGAAACCAAGTGGAAAAATCACAACAAACTTGTAAAGAATATGACGGAAATAATCAAGAAATATGGGCTATCACATTCTGAAATGGCTCAGGTGCTTA